GTGCTGACGGACGCGAAGGTGAAATCGGCGAAGGCTGCCGACAAGGATTACAAGCTCGGCGACGGTGGCCAGCTCTACCTATTGGTCACCAAGTCGGGCGGCCGGCTCTGGCGCATGAACTACACCTACGGCCGGAACGGCAAAGGGCTGCCCGCGCAGAAGACGCTCGCGCTCGGCGCCTATCCCGCCGTTGGGATCGCGGCCGCTCGCAAGGCGCGCGACGACGCGAAGGCCCAGCTTAGCGCTGGCCTCGACCCTGCCGTCGAGCGCCGCGTCGCAACGCTGGCCCAGGCGACGGCGAACGAAAACACCTTCGAGACGGTCGCCCGGCGCTGGCACGCCTTCAAGCTGCCGACCTGGAGCACGGTGCACGCCAAGGATGTGATCGACAGCCTTGCAGCGGACATCTTCCCCGCGATCGGCGCCGTGCCGATCACGTCGCTCAAGGCCCCTCGCCTGCTGGAGATCCTTCAGAAGGTCGAAGCGCGCGGCGCGATCGAGACCGCGCACCGGCTGCGCCAGCGCCTATCTGCCATATTCGTCTATGGTATCGCCGCCGGCATCGCAGAGGCGGATCCCGCCGCCAGCCTGGGCAAGGCGCTCAGGCCGGTGCCGAAGTCGAAGCCGCAGCCGTCGATCATCGATCGGTACCGCGAGCTTGACGACCAGGTGCGCGTGACCAGGCAACTGCTGATCGATTGCGAGGCGGAGCGGTGCCGCGCGCAGACGAAGCTCGCCATGCGCTTCCTCGCGCTGACCGCGGTGCGGTCGAACGAGCTCAACAACGCGCGGTGGGACGAAATCACCGGTATCGACTGGGCGCGGCCGGACGCGGCGCACGAAAGGGCGCTGTGGACGATCTCCGCGCAGCGGATGAAGGGCGATCTGGAGCGGAAGGAAGAGACCGACGGTGACCACCTGGTGCCGCTATCGCGGCAGGCGGTCGATGTGCTGTTCGTCCTGCGGCGGCTGACCGGCGACCTGCAGCTGATGTTCCCCAGCGAGCGGCACCTGCATCGGCCGATCTCGGAGAACACCTTGCGCGCCTTGCTGATTCGCGCCGGCTATTATCAGCGGCATGTCCCCCACGGCTGGCGCTCGGCGTTCAGCACGATCATGAATGAGCGCGCCGATCGCGAGTGGCGTGCCGAAGGCGGCCGGGGCGCGGCGCCCGATCGCGGCATCATTGACCTGATGCTGGCCCATATCCCCGATCAGACGTCGGGATCGGAGGGCGCCTACAATCGCGCCGCCTATATGGCCCGCCGGCGCGAGCTGGCACAGGAATGGGCGGATCTGCTGGTGGGCGGCATGTGGGAGCCCGACGTCCATATCGGGCAGCCGATTCGGTGGGCAGCGACCGGGCCGGGGCGCTAAGATCCCGCCTTACCGCGCGTCCTGCAAAGCATCGGCAATAGCTTCTCCTGCCTTTCTCATCTCATGGGCAACAGCTTCGAGCCCGCCCATCTTTTCTATGGCGCCGTTAAAGCCAAGGCGGTTCAAAGCCGTTGCCGTCCGCTCCTGTGCTCGCGCCAGTTGTAGAATGGCAAAGGCAATAGCGAATGAGCCATCACCCTTGCGAGCCCGATCCTCGCACACATTCTCAATATGCTGCTCGGCCATTAATAGTCTCCCGCGACTCAACTTACGCGGCACTCTGCCCGCTGCTCCGGCTTGCCGCCAGCCCCTCGCGCCAGTCGCGGATCTCCGCTTCGCTCCAGCGGCTGGCGGCCCCGCCCGGCTTGAACGGCGCGGGGAACGAGCCTTCCTTGATCAGGCGATAGATGGTCGTGCGGCCCAGCCCGGTCAGGTCCATGACGCGCGCGAGCGGTAGCAGCGGATCTAGCGGTTGAGGGGTATCGGGGGCCGTCATTGAACAGTCGTCCCGGCATCTTGCCGGAGCGCTTCATGCGCGGCCCAAGCGGTGAGCATATTATCGCGGATGGCGTTCACAAGCTCGAGCCCGCTGTCGGCCTTACCCTCAGTCTCGAGTGTGTGAAGCGTGTGAACCATGGCGTGCCCCGCGCCATTCATCACTGCCATCAGCGCATCGAGCGGATCAAGAGCAGGGACAAACCGCGAGGCGATATCGAAGAATGAATGGGCGAACGCTTCGGTCGTCTGGGCAATTGCCTTCACTCGAATGCTCTCGCGATCCTTGGCAGCCTTATAGTTGGTCATGATTTCACTCCGGCTGAACGGGGATGCACCCGGCGGGCGGGGGCTATGCCCGCCGGGTGCGCACGCGCGGCCGGGGAGCATCGCGCGTGATCTGAAACTGTGCGGGGTTCGCTGGATTCGACGGCATAAAATGGCCCGGCGGCGAAAGCCTCACCGCCCGGAGCACTGCCGGGGCCGTCGTTGACGCAGGCCAGGGCAACCGCGGCCCTGGTCTGCGCATCCAGCGCAGGGCTACGGACGCCCCCGCTGTCGCCCGCCGGAATCCCCGGCGTGCTATTTCGTGCTGCCGCATCTCGTCTCGATGGCGGCGCGCGATTGAGAAAGCGGCTCGACGCGTGCACGATCGTCCGATCCGCCGCCGGCACTTCCTCGCCATCATCTGGATCGGGAGAGCCTTCGTAACCGGCCCAGTCGCCGCACACGCGAGCCTCATGCGTCCGCGGCCAGCAGCCTGCGGATTGCCCGCCAACCTCGATCAGTTCGGGCGGGTTGATCGTGCAGGCGCCGAGGCTCACATCGCTGCCCTTCGGCAAAGCGGTGGCAGTTGCCAAGCCGGGCGCCTGGCGCTGCCAGTGGAAGCATGTTCCGCAGCGCTCCTCAGTGCTCATATCGGCCCTCGATCCGGTCGAAGGCCTCGAGCGCCTGTGGATCTTCGATCGTGTCGATGATCCGCAGATCGTCGGTGCCAGGCATGGCCGCATCCAGGCTGACCGCGCCCCACCGATTGGCGAAGGCGGCGTAGCCCGCGCTGATATAGACCTTTGCCATGGTCGCGATTTCGCAGGGGTGAAGCCGACCCTCGCGGATGCCGAGATAGATGTCGGACATGATGTCCTCGCGCAGCATCGGATCAACGCTGCGCGGAACGGCGCGCCAGATCATCCCGTAGATCGGGTCACGCTGGGCGATGGCGGCCGGCGTCACTTCGCGTCCTCATAGGCCATCAGCAGCGCCTTGCGCATCGCGAACGCCTTGTCCTCGCCACCCCTCCGGATACCGATCACGAAGCTTGCCCAGCCCTTTTGGTCATAGGTCAGGAGCGCGCGGAACAGCCGATCTCGGTCCGGCACCTCGCCGCTCAGGATGATCTTGGTCAGCGCGGAGAACACGGGCGCGCCTGCTGTGAGCACCTCATCCGGAAACGCTTCGGCCATCAGCTTGAGGGCATCGGCGCACACCTTCGGCCCGTGCTTGCGCAGGACGTTCCGGATCGATGTCGTGAATGCCACCTCGCCCGGGTTCCACGTCTGTGAGCCGGTACGGCGCGCAACCGTGAAGCCGGCGCCGGTGACCAGCGTCCTGATCTCCAACGCCAACTCGTCGCCGCTCGATGCGGCGGCATGGAAATCGTCGAGCCGGTTGATGGCGCGACGCGACCTGTTCATCGCCACGAACATCGCGGCCTCGTCAGCCACGCTTTCGTACCGTGCCGCCCAGATCGGCAGCCAAGAGATGTCGCCCCGCATCTTCGCAGCCGCCCAACGATGCTGGCCGTCGATGATGAACAGTCCGTCGTCGCGGATCGAGACGACCAGGGGCAGGCACATGCGCCAGTCCCACCCCTGTGCGATCTTTCGGATCAGGCGCTGCGACGCCGACGATTCGATCGAGCGCTGGTAGCTGTCGTCGATGCTCAGTTCGTTCGGGTGCCGGCTTTCGATCGAAGGCGGCCGGCCGAGGGGTGCTGGCCATGCCTTGGGCTGCGGGGTGATTTCCGGCTGCGACATAATCGCCTCCTGATGTTCGGCCAGTTCCGGCCGGATGAATGCGATGGTGGCCATCACGCGGCCCTTTGCCGGAGAGCATGTGCGCGCTCGACCTCTCCCCAGCGCCAATCCGGGTGCCTATCCCAGATGTCGCGGGTCACGCGCTCAGCGTTCCGTAGCTTGGCCAGATAAGCCAGGTCGGCGTTGACGCTCTCCTGACGCCTCCGGATCAACCCCGCGAACTCGATGCGCGTCAGCGCCTCGGTGCGCTTCAGGTCGCTGGCGCGCTTCGCATCATTTTCCTCGCCGTCAATGACGTGCCGATCGTCCAGCCCGAAAAAGGACATCTCGCGCGGATCCGCATGCGCAGATGCTCGTGACCTGCTTCTGACGTTCGAGGCTATCGCTTTTGAGACATGGCTGCGCACGCACAATTCGGTCATTTCCTGATCGGCCAACACCTGCGGTACGACAGTGTTGATTGCCGCCTGCCTGTTGATGACGCCATCGACCTCGTGTGCTTCGGTCGCCTCGGTGATGATCTTATTCAACGACATCGGACTGAATCCTTTCAAGGGAGGCGTCGATCCTTGCTCGGCGCGTGCGTTCAGCTGCGGCGAAGCCCGCATGGAATTCGGAAACCCAGCGATAGATTTGATCAACGGCACCGTCGTCGAAGCCGGCACCGATATAGTGTTCCCACCAAGCCAACATTTCTGCGGCAGTAGGGCCTGCGAGCAGTGCCTCGATGTGATCGATGACCTGCATTTTTGGCGAATTCGCTTCGAAGTTGTAGGTGGGCACCTCGTCGACTTCGGCGACGGCTTGGTCTTGCACCGGCTCCGGCACGACCTTGACCAGGTCGACCAGCACCGCGGTCGGAAAGACCCATGACCCGCTGCACTTTTCCGCGCCCTCGATCTCCCCAGCGCGCGCCATTTCCGCGAGGTTGCGAGGGCTGAGGCCGGTGATACGGCTGGCAGTGGGAATACCGGATTCTTCGCTCGTCGCGAACGACAGGTCCGGTTTACGCTCGGGCTTCCTGCCAGCGATCTCCGGCAGCGGCGGCTTCGGCTTTCCGATCGCGCCGATGCGCATATGCGAGGGATTACCGTGGCGGTCGATGAAGGTGCGTACCTCACTGGTATCCGCTACCAGTGAGGCAGGGGGGCGAAGCTTACCGACAAGTGGGTGCTGGACGCCGCACCGCCGCGCTATCTCTCGGTCGCTCCATTGCGACCACTCTGGATCGTTGAGCAGCGTGAGAACGGCCCGCCGCTTATCCATGTTGCTGCGGGGATAGCCGTGGGTGGCGTTCGCGCCGACGCTATAAAGGACCGCGTCGCGGCGCACGCCCTGCTGGATGTCCGCCTCGATCACCTTCGCTTCGATCAGCAGATGCGCCTCAAGGCGGTGGAACCCGTCGGCCAGCCAATAGTCGGTACCATCATAGAATACGGTCACCGGCGGCATGACGGCGCCGTCTGCCAGCGCCTCGGCATAGTCCTTCGCCACCTCAAGGCTGACATGGTCGCGGGGTTGCGTGCCGCCGTCACGACGGATGCTTGCGATCGGCAGCGTCGTCATGCGACTTGCTCTCGGCCGTCGAGAACAATAGCGCGGCTGGGCAAACGGGTGCCATTGACCTCGATGTACGCGCGCATGCTCTCTTCAAACGACGGGTCGCGACGGGCGCTGAAGCCCCAGCGAAGCGCGAAGGTGCGACGTGGCCACCCCTCCTGCTGGTCGATCATGATCGGATCGACGAAAGGCCGATCGAGCGAGAACTCGACCGCGCCACCGGGCAAGGCGAACAGCCGGCCACCCAGGCGCAGCGCGATGTCAGCAGCCTCCGCCGCGGACGTGAAGCCGTGATCGACAGTGAAGATGCCGCGCTCCCATAGCACTCCGATGAGCGCGGCGCGCCGCGCGGGGTCGCTCAATTGGCGATCGGCGAGCAGGGACAGGCGCCGCGCGCGCTCGCTGATATTGCCATCGGCGATGGCCCCGCAGCGCAAGCTGGCGCCGGACGGGCCAAACACGACATCAACGGTTAGATGCGCCGCCGCAAAAGCTTCCAGCGCACGGCTTGCATAGGTCTCCGCCCCCTGCAGCCAGGCGCGATCGAGATCCGCGGCGGTTTCTTCGATGGACCACAGGCGCTCTGTCGGCGCAGCGGTCGGCGATTCCATAATCTCGGCCATCTTCAGGCCTCCATGTTGGGGCGGAACAGCCCCACGACGCGGCCGACGAACTTGCTCTGCAGCAGGTTCTCAGGCTGGGCCGGGTCGATGCCTTGGAAGGCGCCAGCGAAACGCCGGCGCAGCGGCTGTGCGAACCAAAGGTCGCGGTCGTTGGACGATCGTTGCGCGCGCACGAGGCGCCGATCGACCGCGACGCGCTGCGATCCGGTGCGGTGGAAGGTCTCCCACGACATCCCTGCAACGGGGCGCTGATGCTCCATCACATAGATCGCGCCGTCGATCAGGCCTTCAGCGAATATGCAGTCGCTCGGGTCGTAGATCGCCACCTCGCCCGCGTGCAGCAACGGGCACGCGTCGCGCTCTCCCACCTTGATGACATCGAAGCAGGCCGGCACGGCATCATAGATGCGCAAATCGTTGCGAAACTCGCAGAGAACCTCGATCACGAGCGTGCCTGCCGGAGCGATCTGGTGCGGGTTAGATGCCATTGCACACCTCCGCCCGGCTGCGCCGCGGGGCGCGTCCGTACTGGATGCTCAAGTGCAGCCCGAACCACTGCAGGTCGAAGAATCGGACCTGACTGGAAACGAGCTCGTCCTCAGTGCGGGCGTTCAGGTTCTCGATCTCGATGACGCCCCAGTCATACCAAGGCTCAAGCGCGGCGATGATGCGGGCGATCAGCATGATACACCGCCCGTCTCGTCGGTGAGAAACATCTGCGCCTCGGTGAAGAGGGCGGCGTCATCAATCTTTTGCCGCTCGCCGCAAAAGCCGCGAGCAGTCAGCCCAGACGCGATCAGCAGTTTGCGGATGAACTGCCCCGCCGTAATTGCCGGCATCGCGATCAACTCATCCTCGAGCGCGCACAGCAGCTCACCCGCGGCGTCCTCATCATCGGCCGAGCCCATGTTGATCGCGGCCGTGAGGGCGCCGATCTGCAGCGCCAGCGCGTCGAATGCTTGCGAGGCCGCGCTCATGACCCCGGCCTTTCAGGATAGAGGAAGTCGTCGCACAGCCGGGCGAAGCGATATGCGTCACGCATCACGGCATCGAGATCCTCCTCAGGAAAGCCGCAAAAATCGCGATATCGCTTCGTCAGAAGGTCCATCTTAAGTCGGAGCGCTTCTTCGTTCGGCGCCTCCGCCTGGATCAGATCATCCATGCGCGCGCATTTCGCCTCGTTCAGGGCGTCGCCATCCGGATCATGGACGGGAAAATCGTCCTCAGTATCGCGGGCGATCTGGAACGCCGTGCGCAGCTTGCGCCACTTCGACCAGCGGTCAGCCTGACCACGTGCTGCCTCGGCCAAGAACCGATCGATGGAGATCTGCAGTTTCGTGCGCGGCTCCATGGCCTTTTGCACGAACCGCGTCGCCTCGCTGCACAGCGCGGCATAGTCGACTCCGCGCAGCGGCCCGGCCTCTGGCTCCCAGCCATCCTGCATGAAGGCAGCGAGGAACTTGATGATAACCTGTTCGGGGGTCACCGCTGGCGTCGCGATCAAGTCTCGCTGTGCTGCGGCAAGGGCGTTATCGAGTTCTTCGATCCGCGGCTGCGCTTCGACGGCATCGACCGCGCGGCGCGCGTCTCGCACGCGATCAAGCGCGTCGGCCCAAGTCACTGGCGTGACCGTCATCGGCCCACCTCCTCAGCATCTGCCCTGTCGTCCTCGGCAAGGGCGTGCGACACGAGGTCCAGTCCCGCGGTGATCAGAAGGCTGCATTGCAGGGAGGATTCGTGCTGCGTCGCAGCTTCCAGTACAGCCCCAAGCTGCTGGAGGGCGACGCGCAGTTCGCCATGCTGCCACATGTAGGAGGGCTCGCGGGTCGGCGCGACATCTTGCGGTTTATCACGCCCGGTCAGGAAGGGTTGTGCCTCATCGAAGAGCGCGCGGGTGACGTCGTCATTGACGTCTTTCCGATCCCAGCGGTCACCGTCTTCTGTCATGAAGGCCGTGAGCAGCTTGAGGATCATTTGGGCCGGCGTCGCCGCAGGGACGGCCAGCAACGCACGCTCGACTGCAATTTCCGCCTGGCAGAATAGAGCAGCGGCGTCATCCGATGGTGCATTGCCCAGCGCCGCACGCACCGAGTCGATCGCGCGCTCTGCGGCGTCCCACGCAAGCCTATTGTTCGGGTTGATGCGCTGCGCAGCAGACGCAAGGTTGTCGTATCCGCGGACGCGTGGCGCGCCGCGGTTGATGTTGCCTTCACAGGCCATGGTCATACTCCCCAGCAATGTGAGGCGAGACCGGCGGAGGCTGGAGCCAGCTACTTAGGCGCGCAGCGCGGCGGTCAGGCCGTCTGTCAGCAGGGACCGGAGCGGCGCCTTAGCGGGCGCACCAGATCAACTGATGCGCCCATGATGGGTGTGCCATAAAACACTGTCAAGAGGCATCGTGTGCCGTGGCACACGATTTTAGTTCACACCTTGCGGCCGATCCATATGACCCGCCCCGCGATGAAGAGGTCTTCCGCGTCGACGTCCTCGGGAGGTATGGCGGTGTTGTCAGAGAGAACCCTGACCCGGCCCGGGCCAACTGTCCGCAAGCGCTTGATCATTGACGCGCCATAAATGCTGATCGCCCAAATCCGATCCTGCATGTTCAGGTAACGCTGGGTGGTGTCGATCATCACTTGATCGCCGTTGATCAAAGTAGGGAACATGCTGTCGCCATCGCCACGAGCAACATAAAGGCGATCGGCAGGAGCGCGCGTAAGGGTCCGGAGGAAGCCGGGATCAAACAGCACCGGCAGTTCGTCGGGGAAATCCTCAAGCTCTTTGCCGGTGCCCATTGCATAAGCCAGATCGACTTGACGGATCGCGACCGCGCCGTCGTCCCGCGACGCCGATAATAGCGGCGGCTGGTCAGGCTCCTCACCGCTGGGCCGAGCAGTCTTGAACGCGTCCGGAAGTAGATCCGCGACGGACAGATCAAGCGCCTTCGCCAACCTCTCGACAGTGCTCAACCTCACGTCCTTCGTCATCCCCTGGATGATGTCGCGAACAACGGTTTCTCCGACCCCCGCCGTCTTGGCGAGCGCTTTGGGGGTGACGTTACGAAACTCGATTGCCTTTGAAAGGCGCGCGCGGAGGATCTCGATCGTGGCTTCAGATGTCATGCTGCCGTTTCCCATTTCCGTGACTTGAGTGCTAGATGGTGACGCGGCACACCGCGCCGCTTGCAAATGTGCCATGGCACACCTAATATTCCGTTTATGGCTGACCCCCTCCTCGAAGAAATCGAAGCGTTCCTGCGCCTGACAGGGATGAGCCCGACCCGCTTCAGCATCCGCGCCACACGCGACCGGCATTTCGTTCGGCATCTGCGGAAGGGTAGGAATGTCTGGCCCGGCACGATGGATCGCGTGCGCGCCTTCATGCGCGGCTTCGATCCCGCGCAGGAGCCGCCGCCCGTGCGACGCGGCCGAGCTCCGGCCAATGCGGGAATTCAATCTCCTGCACCGGCGGCTTGACCATGACGTGGCCCCCAGCGCCTCCAGCGACGCAGCTTTATCGCGACACTCTGCACTGGTCGATCCAGGTCATGGACGGCGACGATCCGGATCTCGGATTCACGGCGTCGCTTCTCGCACATGCCCTGAAATACGAAGGACTGAGCGACAAACAGGCGCGATATGCTGACCGTATCGTCGACCGCCTGACCGCGCTCTATCGGCGTGGGCATCTCGCAAGCCAGATCGACAGCGCGGGTGATGGCCAGCCCGAGGGGCTAGCAGACGCCCAGATCGCGGGTCACGCATGACGGGGTGGTTCGTGGTGCCTCGCGGATGGATGTCCGATTTCAAACCCGAACCCTTCACAGATCGGGAAGCCTATCTTTGGTCGATCGAGAACGCCGCCTATGTCCCGCATAGCCGGTGGTTCAACGGTCGCCAGTTTTATTTAAATCGCGGGGAACTGGTCACGTCCGTCAGGCACATGGCCGAGGCATTTACGTGGCCGGCCAGCCGGGCGAAGCGATTTCAAGACCGAATGGTCGCCGCTGAAAAGTGGAAACAGCGGCCCGCCTATGACGGGGCACAGTCACCAACCGTCCTAACCATTTGCAGATACGGTGAAATTCAGAGCCCGGCCGACGTAGGCGGAACAGTGGAAATCATCGCCTCTGAAACAGCCGTGAAACAGTGGCGGAACAGCGGCGAAACACAAGATAAACAAGGGAACAATGGAACAAGGGAACAAAGCTCCAAGAAGAATTCCCAGCCGGTGTATCAGAATTTGTCTCGTACACGTGCGTGTGCGCATGCGCGCGAGGACGAGACCCCGTTTGATCGGGTGCGGCCGTGACTGCGCCGGTGACCGACCTCGTCGCAGCGGCCGAGCAGCTTCACGGCGCCTCCGGCCGAAAGACGCTCCGGCCTCACCAAGTCCGGGCGATCGAGATGCTCCGCTCCGCCATCGGCAAGGAAGGGGTGAAGCGGGTCATGCTGATGCTGGCGACCGGCGCCGGCAAAACCGTGATCGCAGCCGCCATCATCCGCATGGCTCGGGAGAAGGGGAACCGCGTCCTGTTCGTGGTCGATGCGATCTCGTTGGTCGACCAGACCGTAAAGGCGTTCTACGACGAGGGGCTTCACGGCATCGGCGTGATCCAGGGCAATCATCCGATGGAGGATTGGTCGAAGCCGGTGCAGGTGGCGTCGGTTCAGACGCTCGAACGCCGGGGAATGCCCAAGGCTGATCTCGTCATCATCGACGAGGCACACAGCCAGCGCGAGTACATGATCAAGATCATGGCCGATCCGGAGTGGGCGAAGGTACCGTTCATCGGTCTTTCGGCGACACCGTGGGCCAAGGGGCTAGGCAACGTCTATCAGAAGTTGATCGTGCCGGTGACGATGCAGGAGCTCATCGACCAGGGCTATCTCTGCCCATTCCGGGTGTTCGCGGCGGACCATCCAGACCTCAGCGGGGTGAAGATCGAGCGCGGCGATTATCACGAAGGTCAACTCGGCAAGGTCATGAATGACAGCGGCCTGATTGCCGACATCATCGCGACCTGGAAGCGCCTTGGCCAGAATCGTCCGACCCTGTGCTTCTGCGTCGATCGCGCGCACGCCAAGGAGGTTCAGCGCCGCTTTGAGATGGCGGGTGTGCCCGCCGGCTACATCGATAAGGATACTCCGCGCGAAGAGCGCAACGCGATCCGTCGTCAGCTCGATGCGGGGGAAATCCGGGTGGTTTGCAACGTCAACTGCCTGACCAAGGGCGTCGACTGGGCGATCGGTTGCATCATCCTCGCCCGACCGACCCGGTCCGAGATGCTTTACGTTCAGATGGTGGGGCGCGGCCTGCGGGTGAACGAAGGCATTCCCGACTGCGTGATTCTAGATCATGCGGACAACACGTTGCGCATGGGGTTCGTCACCGACCTTCAGCACGACAAGCTGTGCACCGCGGTGAAAGGTGAGCGTTCGAAGGTCGAACGCAAGGAGGCGCTACCGAAGGAATGCCCCTCCTGCAAATATCTGAAGGCTCCGAAGGTGCGCGAGTGCCCATCGTGCGGCTTCATTCCGAACATCCGATCGGACATCGAAGAGGAGGATGGCGAACTCATCGAGGTGACGCGCGGCAAGCCAAAGCCGACCATGGCGGACAAGCAACGCTGGTATGCCGAGCTAAACTGGATATCGATCAACCGCGGATACAAATCCGGCTGGGCGTCCAACCAGTACCGCGAAAAGTTCGGGGTGTGGCCGAACAGCCTCGATAAGCGCGCGGTTGCACAGCCGAGCCCCGAAGTTCTGTCCTGGGTGCGTTCGCGGGCGATCCGTTACGCGAAGTCGCAGAAACCGAGGGCCGCATGATGACCGGCATAGGCGAGCAGTGCGTCCACCGGTGGCGTTCGATCCTCCCTCAGCTCGGGGTCTCGAGCAAATATCTCACAGGGAAGCAGGGGCCGTGCCCGAAGTGCGGCGGCAAGGACCGATTTCGGTTTGACGACAAGGACGGGAGAGGAACGTTTTACTGCAACCAATGCGGAGCAGGTGACGGCGTGACGCTGGTCATGCTCGTGACTGGGAAGGTGTTTCGCGACGCGGCGGAGACCATCCGCCAGATTGCCGTCGGCGCCGCCGTGAGCCGTCCAGCCTATACCCTTGACCAGGAGAAACGAGTGCAATCGCTGCGTGACATCTGGCGTGCCAGCCAGCCCATTACCGCTGATGACGAGGCGGGAAGATACCTTGCGTCGCGGGGTATCGAGCCGCCGTTCAGCGAAGCCCTCCGCTTCATTCCCAAACTGCGGGTTAGCGGCGAGAGCATGACGCATCTCGCCGCCATGATCGCCTTGGTGCGGGATCCGGACGGAGAGCCATTGACGCTCCATCGCACCTATCTTCAGGGTGGGCGGAAAGCCGCTATCTCCAGCCCGCGCCGGATGATGCCGGGCAAGACTCCGCACGGCAGCTATGTTGAGCTCGCGCCCGCGGCAGAGGAAATGGGCGTCGCGGAGGGCATTGAAACGGCGCTGCGTGCGCGGCAGCGATTTGGAATTCCGTGTTGGGCGCTGATCAGCGCGGACGGCCTGAAGGCGTTCACGCCTCCGATAGTCGTCAAGCGTCTCCGTATCTTCGGGGACAATGATCGCAACTATACCGGTCACGCCGCGTCCTACGCGCTCGCTCACCGGCTTGCTGTCCATAATGACCACATCGATCTCTCAGTTGAGATCCCCGAAGTCGTTGGCGCCGACTGGGCAGATGCAGCCTGACATGAGGACATCAACGAACATGCAAGACAACGGCATCACATCCGCTTTCGATATCACCGCCGGCCTACCGGATAATCTGTTTAGTGATCTGAACCTGCATCAGCGGCGGATGATCGCCATCGTCGCCTCCCGCGCGGCCGAGCGTGCATATCGGCGCGGGTTCCAGCAGGGCGCGCATATCGCTGTCGAACATCCGGCCAACCTCCCGGCCGACCTTCACGCCTGGCGGTATGGCGCATCGGCGGATCTGGCGCCTTGGGCCGACTGCCCGGCGGTGGAGCCTTCGATCGAGCGCCTATATTCCGAGAACAAGCAACTCTACCGGATCGGACTGGCGGAGGAGCGGTCTAACGCCAGTCGCGAGCAGGTTGAGCAAATCGCTGGTGTTCTTCGGGCGTGCGCTCAGGAACTCGTCGATGCGCGTTTGAACGCGCCAGACGATGAGACCGAGAATGGCGCGCTCGCCAGCAATCTCGCCGATGCCGTCGAGACGGTGGAAGCCGCATGCCCCAACTTGCTGACCGAGGTGCTGACTGGGCGCCGTCGCGAGATGTCGGCTGAAGTGGTTCGTGAAATCTTGCGGGCCATCGAGACTGCTTGGGCGGGATCGTGATGAACGACGGCGATCAGTCTGGGCAGCATCCGCCGGATCGGATCAGGGAGATCGCCGACCGGCTCGGACGGCTACGACCCGATTGGAGGAACCCCGAGCGCTTTTTCGAGAACCGCTCCGACCTGGAGCATGATCTGCGCCGCTTGGCGAAGGAGATTGACGAGTGACCAAGCACCGCACCCGCGACGTGATTGATGTCCGCCGGCGCAGTTCGGCGATCGAAACCATGGCGGCGATGACCCGCGGCGCGCACGTCCAGCCTGTCGGCCGTGCGAAGCCGATGAAGCCGACTGCGGAGCAGATGCGCCACGGCTCGTTCGAGGAAGTCGATATCGTCGACAAGAAAGCGGGGGGTACCAATGTCACGATCGGGCACGCCTATCGGCGCCAGCCGCGATATGTGTCGATCGATGGCCTTGGCACGGCGCAGATGAAGGCGCTTTCCTTCTACCGCGCCGTTTACGATCGGTCGGAACGATCTGAAACGCGCTGCGCGCTTGATGCACGATGGGGCAGCAGTGGCGCTGGTGCCGGGATTGGCGCGCTAGAACTGACCGAAGGCTTGGCGCACGCGCGCAGCTTGCTGGCATCTATCGAGTCCGGGATCGGCGCCAATCTCGATACCCTCCGCGCGGTGGCATTGCAGGATCAGACGTTCAGCGAAGTCGCGATGGAACGCTATGGCAGCCGTGAGGTGGAGCGCGTGGTGGCGGGCAAGGGGCGAGTACCTCCCGCGATCGTGAAGACGTTGGCGCCGCGTTCGGGCAAGCATCGCACCCTGGTCCGCGATCAGTTCATGACAGCCCTCGCCCGCTTGGTGGATGCGGTCGAACCGTACCAGCAAACAGCTTCGCGGGGGGGCTTGCGCGGGGGCACGGCATAAGGCATAGCAGATACCGTAGGATTGCGCCTCGGGCCGAAAGCGGTGCCGGGGCGTTTCTGTATCTGGTGTGGCTGATCACTATCCGAGTGATGTGTGAGCCGCATCTTAAAATCGTTTTATGATAGGCGGCGACCGGGGTCGCGCTGGCGCATCACTGGTATCTACTACCAGTGACAGGAGCGGAGGGCATATGCCGACCAAGCCGCCCCCGCTTCGCCCCAAGCCTGCGCGCAAGCAGTCCAACTGGAACCGCCGAGCCTCGCGCCAGTCGCGAGGATATGGGCGCGAACATGAGCGGATCCGCGCCGAACTGCTGCAGGACGAGCCGCTATGCCGCGAGTGCGCCAAGGTTGGGCGTGTCACTGCCGCGGTGATCGCTGACCATATCGTGCCGCTGTCGCAAGGCGGATCGGGTGAGCGGTCGAACTATCAGCCGCTGTGCCGCCCGCACTCAGATGCGAAGACCGCGCGCGAGGCTGCTGCAGGAAGGACGAAGCCATGACGGTGATCCTGCTGCCGTGGCATTGGCGCTGGAGATGGACCGGGCGGATGCTGCTCGTGAGCCTGACCGCGACGGCCGATGATCACGGCGCGCTATACCGCGATTGGGTTAGGCTGTTCGGCGTGAGGACAAGGCGATGAAGCTCAAGGTCATGATCCTCAACAATGACTGGGTCATCGGCCGCGGCATCGTCCTGTGCACCGAGGATGGCTTAGTGCTGCCTGGACAGGTCAAGGTCGATAGCACTGGCCCGGATAGCATTGAGGGGCACACGACGATCGCCGTCCAGTTCATCGTTGACGGTGAGCGCGTGGCATGGTCGAACGACGTGCCCGTGCCGCTGCTGCGCGATGAACAGGCCCCGGGGGGCGGGTCGAAAGTCTAGGGCGGCTCGTCTCAGGACCGCGCGGGAACCTCTCTTTCTGCATGCACGAATTAAACTTTCGGGCCGGATTAAATTTTCGGAGGCTTGATGCAACGCGGACGCAAGGCTGATCCGCCGGCGGACAAGGCCGCGCGGCGCGGCATGGCGCCGCCCAAGAAAGTCGACGGCCATATGGTCATGGACGGTCGCGCCGAACTGATCGTGCCGGGCTCCCCGCCACTCATGCCGGACTATCTCACGGCCGAAGCCGAACTGGTCTGGCAGGAGGAGATCGGGCGCGTGATGGCGGCCGGTGTCGTGGAGATCGATAGCTCGCTGTTTGCGCGATACTGCGCGCTTGAGGCGCTGCTCCGGAAGGCGTTCTCTGATCCGGAGGGCGAACCTCCGCCGGCGGCTTATCTGACAACGCAGCGCCAGATGGCCGAACTGCTCGGCATTGCCGGCCGCAAGAGCCGAGTCGGAAAGGTAGGCGATGACCCGACGAGGCCGGCCGGCAACCCGTTCAGCCGAACCGGCAAGCGAGCAAGAGCGTGACTATGTGGCGATCGCGCTGGCCTATGCCCGGGCAGCGGTCGCCGACAAGCGTCAGGACAGCCATTGCAAGCTGGTCCGCCTGGCGTGCCAACGCCAGCTCGACGACCTCAAGCGCGCGCGGGGGAAGGACTTCCCCTACCGCTACTCGCCGGAGCACGCCGCCGATGTCTGCCGGTTCATCGAACTGCTGCCGCACATCGAGGGCGTTTGGGAAACGCCGACGATCCGCCTGGAGCCCGCGCAGATCTTTATCCTGACCACCGTGTTCGGATGGCGCCGCAAGGATAACGGGCTGCGCCGGTTCACGATGGCCTATGAAGAGGTGGCCCGCAAAAACGCGAAGTCGACCAAGACGGCAGGCGTGTCGCTCTATTGCCTCACCTGCGAGGATGAGGTCGGCCCGCAGGTGCTCACAGTCGCGACGACGTTCGACCAGGCCAAGAAGGTGTTCTACCCGGCCAAGCGCATGGTCGAGAAGACGCCGGACCTGCAGGAGGCTTTCGGCGTCACGCCTTGGGCGAAGTCGATTACCTGCGGCGAGAACGGCGGCTATATGCAGCCGCTGCACGCGAAGTCGAAATCGCAGGACGGCCATAACCCGCACCTGGTCACGCTCGACGAGTTCCACGCGCACAAGGATCGTGGCCTGTTCGACGTGATGCGCTCGGCGTTCGGCTCGCGGAAGCAACCGCTGATGTGGGCGATCACGACGGCCGGGCCCAACATCCATGGCCCGTGCTTCGAAGAGCGCAGCTTCGCGGTGAAGGTGCTGGAGCGGTCGGTGATCGCCGAGCACTATTTCGCAATCATCTTCACGCTCGATCGTGCCGAGGACTATGACGACGGGCGGAAAGAGGGTGACGACCCGTTCGACGAAACGAAGTGGATCAAGGCCAACCCGCTGCTCGGTGTGGCTGTGCAGACCGAAGAGCTTCGCCAGTATGCGATCGAAGCGCAGGCGAACCCCGCGGCGCTCGGCGAGTTCAAGACGAAGCGGCTTAACATCTGGTCGGGCTCGCTCTCCGCATGGCTCAACGTGGCGCAATGGGAGCGCTGCGGCGCCGAGCTGACGCTCGACGATTTCGAAGGGCTGGACTGCTGGATCGGCGGCGACCTGTCATCGGTCGATGACCTTTCCGCGATCGTGCTCGCTGCGCTCGACGCAGACGATCGGCTGCTGGTCAAGACGTGGCTGTTCCTGCCCGAGGTGCGGCTGGCGAGCAAAGACAACGCGGTCAAGCAGGTCACCGACCTCTACAAGCGGTGGGTCGCGGACGGGCACCTGATCGCCACGCCCGGCAACTTCATCGACCACCGCGCGATCGAGGACAAGATCCGCGAGTTGAAGGCGCGCCTGGCAGTTCGCAAGGCCACGTTCGACCAATGGAACAGCGGCCTCGCGATGGCGGCGCGGCTGAACGAGGACTTCGATGATGGCGGCGAGGCCTTCGCTGTCCAACTCGCGAAGAACGCGAACAATCACACCGATCCGGCGCGCGCGATCGAGGCGCGGGTGAAGGCTGGCCCGAACAAGCTGTGCCACGACGGCAACCCGGTGATGACGTGGATGATCGGCAACGCGTTCGTCGACCGCAAGGTCAATGGCAGCATCCTTCCGAAGAAGGAGACGCCGAACAGTCCGAACAAGATCGACGGGGTGGATGGCATGATCAACGCGACCGCCCCGATGCTGCTGCCGGCAGAGGATGATGACGCTGCAGCGCTGATCGCGAGCCTCGCCGCGTGAACCTGCTGCAGAAGGCGGTCTCCGTCCTGGCACGCTCGGTAGGCCTCGCCGATCCGCGGCTGAACGAGATACTCGGCTCGATCGACTCGTCTTCCGGTGAGCGCGTCACGCCCACGACAGCGCTCGGGATCTCGGCGGTGTGGGGGTGCGTCAGCCTTCTCGCCGGCACGATCGCGTCATTGCCGCTGATGGTTTACCGGCGCCAAGGCGGCATCCAGACGGTTGCATACGATCATCCGCTCTATCGCCTGCTGCACGAAAGCCCGAATTACGATCAGACCGCGATGGATTTCTGGGAGTTCATCGGCGCATCGCTTGAGCTGCAGGGCGACGGAATCGCGCGCATTGAGCGTTCGGGCGATCGTGTCATCGCGCTTCACCCACCGGTGCCGCCGGAGATCGTCGACCGCCGGCGCCTGAGTTCCGGCGATATTGGCTATCGCTGGTCGCTTGACGGCAAGTCGTGGGATCTGCGGCAGCGCGACGTGTTGCATGTGCGCGGTTTCGGCGGGAACCCGCTCGGCGGGCTGTCCACCCTCGCTTTCGCACGCCAGTCCCTTGGCCTTGCGATGGCGATCGAACGCGCGGCCGGGGAGACCTTCCGCAACGGCATTCGCCCGAGCGGCGTCTACCAGACCGCGACCAAGATGACGCCAGACCAGCGCGTTGAGATCGAGGAGCATCTCGCGAAGCGCCACGCCGGCGCGATCAATGCCGGCCGGCCGATGGTGCTGGGCTTCGATCTGAAGTGGGAGCAACTGACCATCAATCCGAACGACGCGCAGATGATCGAATCGCGCTCGTTCTCGGTGGAGGAAATCTGCCGATTCTTCGGCGTCCCGCCCTTCATGGTCGGCAGCACGGAGAAGGTGACGAGCTGGGGCACAGGGCTGGAGCAACAGACGCTCGGCTTCGTGAAGTTTACGCTCCGCCGCCGGTTGCGCCGCATCGAGCAGGCGCTGGCGAAGCAGTTGCTGACCCCGCGCGATCGGCTCGACGGTGTCAGCATCGAGTTCAACCTTGAAGGCCTGTTGCGCGGCGACAGTCAGTCGCGCGGCTCCTTCTACCAAACCGGCCTGCAAAATGGCTGGCGCACCATCAACGAGGTCCGCGCGCTGGAGAACCTGCCGCCGGTACCGGGCGGCGATGTGCCGCGCATGCAGTCGCAGAACGTGCCGATCACGGACGCGCCGAGCATTGGCGACATCGATCAGCCGCAGCTTGGGGATGAGGAATGATCCAGACCAAGAACAGCCCGGAGCCGATCGACCTCAAGGAGGTCGGCGAGACCGGCACGATCAAGGGCTATATCTCCGTCTTCGGCAACGTCGACAGCTATGGCGAGATCGTCGAGCCCGGCGCGTTTGCCGATAGCCTGGCGAAGTCGGCGCGTGCCGGCCGCAAGGCCAAGCTGCTGTGGCAGCACGATCCGCATCAGCCGATCGGCATCTGGGATGAGCTGACCGAGGACAAAAAGGGCCTCTGGGGCGAGGGCCGCCTGCTGATCGATGAGTCGCCGCGGGCGCGCGAGGCGCACGGCCTCCTGCGCGCCGGCGCACTCGACGGCTTGTCCATCGGCTATCGCACCCTGAAGGCCGCGCCGAAGCAGGGGCGCGAGGGCATCCTTTCGCTGGTGAAGCTGGACCTGCTGGAAGGCAGCGTCGTCACCTTCGCCGCCAACGATCGCGCGCGCGTCGAGGTCGTCAAATCCATGCTGGACGCCGGCACGCTGCCGACCGTCCGCGAGTTCGAGGGGCTCCTGCGGGATGCAGGATTCTCGAAAACCAAGGCCACCGCGATTGCCGCTGTGGCCGCGCCGCATCTTCGGGGGGAGCCCGAGGTCGAGGCGGATCCACTGGCGTCGCTTTTCGCAGCAATGCGCGGCGCGCCGATCATCGACCTGACCGGCGCGCCTGACTGAGCCGCCGAGGGAGAACCCACATGAGTGAGCATAAGACGCTGGAGCAGATTGCCGGCGAGGTGAAGGCTGACTTCGAAAAGAAGTTCGACGAGGTAAAGAAGATCGCGCAGGACGCGATCGGCAAGGCCGAAAAGGGCGAGCCGCTCAGCAAGGAGGCCAAGGAAAAGGCCGACGAAGCGCTGCTTGGCATGAACGAGACCAAGGGCCGGCTCGATGAGTTGGAACAGCGTCTGGCGCGCGAAGGCGGCAAAGACGACGAGAAGGTCAAGTCGCTCGGCGAGCAGTTCGTCGAGAGCGAGTCCGCGAAGCAGTTGCTGAAGGATGGCAGCGGCTTCCGCGGCAAGGCGTCGTTCGAGGCAAAGGCGACCCTGACGCTCGCCACCACCGACGCGGCCGGTTCGGTCGGCGATGGCGTGCAGGCCACCCGCCTGCCCGGCATCCTGCCGCTCGCCCAGCGCCGCATGACGGTGCGCGATCTCATCACGCCCGGCCGGATGGACGGCAACACGCTGGAGTACGTCAAGGAGACCGGCTTCGTGAACAATGCCGGCATGGTGGCGGAAGGCGTGGCGAAGCCGCAGTCCGACATCAAGCTCGATCTGGTCACGACCAGCGCCAAGGTGATCGCGCACTATATGAAGGCGTCGCGCCAGGCGATGGACGACGTCGCGCAGCTCCGTTCGCTGATCGACAACCGGCTGCGGTACGGCCTCGCTTTCAAGGAAGAGCAGCAGCTCCTCAGCGGCGACGGCACCGGCCAGAACCTGCTTGGCATCATCCCGCAGGCGACGCCCTATGTGGCGCCGACGGCGCTCGCCGACATCAACATCATCGACGTCCTGCGCATGTCGATGCTGCAGGCGGTGCTCGCGGAATATCCGGCGACCGGCCACGTGCTCAACCCGATCGACTGGGCGATCATCGAGACGCTGAAGGACAGCCAGGGCCGCTATATCATCGGCAATCCGCAGGGCACGGCGTCGCCGACCCTCTGGGGGCTGCCGGTCGTGGCGACCCAGGCGATGACCTACCGGAAGTTCCTGACCGGGGCCTTCATGCTCGGCGCCCAGCTGTTCGACCGTTGGCTCGCCCGCATCGAGATCGCGACCGAGAACGAGGACGACTTCATCAAGAACCTCGTCACCGTCCTCGGCGAAGAGCGTCTCGCCCTGGCGGTCTATCGCCCCGAAGCGTTCGTCTACGGCGACTTCGACACGGCGCTCGCCGCCTGATCCGACACGCCGGCGGGGCCGCGCTCCGCCGGCGACGGGAGACCTTCCATGCCCCAGCGCACCTATCGCGTCGTCCGCGAGCATGACGGCGACCGCTACTATCTCGAGGGCGACACGCGGATCGCCGATTCCAACGATGTCGCGCACCTCATCCCTCACGTCCTCATGCTGGATGAAGAGGGCGAGAAGTCCGACGCCCCCGAGGAAAACAAGGCGCTCGGCGCCGCTCCGCAGAACAAGGCCGCTGCCGGCCGCAAGCCCAAGGGCGCCTGAAGCGTCCGAATCCGAGGAGAATGACCATGCGTCGCTACAAGGTGACCGTGACCACGGCGGCCGACGGTACCGCCACCGCTTACACGCCGCGCGTCAGCGGCAAGCTGCACAGCGTCCATTACGTGCCCGACGGGGCGAACGCCTATCCGAACACCGTCGACGTAACGATCACGTCGGAGGTGACCGGCGAGGCGCTGGTGACCCGCACCAACGTCGCCGCGGCGTTCGTGACCTATCCGCGCAAGGATACCGCCGGCGCCGATGGCACGGCGGCGCTGTTCGCCGCCGGCGGCACCGCGGTGCAGGACAAGCCTGCGCTGGGCAACGATCGCATCAAGATCGTCCTCGCCCAGGGCGGCAACGCCAAGGTTGGCGCATTCCACTTCCTGGTGGACTGAGCGCCGACGTGCGCACGATCGTCGTCACTGCTCCCGCGCCCGTCGTGACGTGGGAGGAGGCCGCCCGGCACCTTCGGCTTGAGGACGACGACGAACAGCGTCCGATTGTCGAAGGCATGATCGCCGCGGCGACGGCGCATATCGACGGGCCGGACGGCTGGCTGGGTCGCTCCCTCGGGGTGCAGACGCTGGAAGCGCGGGCGGACGTGTTCCGCGATTGCATGTCGCTGCGCTATCCCCCGATCATCGACATCGTCAGCGTGAAGTATCTCGACGCCGAAGCGGCTGAAATCACGGTCCTGCCGACCGAATATGAACTGCGCGGCAGCCTGATCGGGTCCGCTTTCGGGAGGCGCTGGCCGTCCGTGCTCGCGCAGCCGGAGTCGGTGCGGATCCGGTACCGCGCCGGCTTCGTTGCCGACGCCACCGCCGACCCCCTTGCGCCCGCGCTGCCGGCGCCGATTCGCGCCGCCATCCTGCTGATGGTCGGCGACCTATTCGAGAACCGCAGCAGCACGGCGTCATTCTCCGGCGCCGGCGCGGCCGTGCAGATGTCGACCACGGTCGAGAACCTGCTCGCGCCCTTTCGGCGCTTCTATTGAGATGATCGGCGCAGGCGCACGCGATCGCCGGGTCCGCTTCGAGAGATCGGTCATCACCGAAGACGATTTCGGCGGAGCGGTACGAACGTGGGAGTTGCTGTGCATGGCCTGGGCGCATGTGCGCTTCAGCGCCGGCGCCGAACGACGCGACGCCGCGCAGGAAGGCGCGAGCGCCGCCGCGACGTTCGTGGTGCCGCACAACCCGCGCACGCGCGATATCTCGGTAAACGACCGTATCCAGTTCGACGGCAGCGCATGGGACATCGTCTCCAACATCCCCAGCCGGGAACTGAATGCGCTCCGCGAGATCGAAGCCGTAAGGAGCGTGCAGTGATGAACATCATGAAGGTGAAGGCATCAGACGCGATGCGCGGCTTGACGCTGAGGGCCGAGGTGACCGGTTTGAAGAGGCTGGCGGTCCGCGCCTGGATCGGCACCCGCATCCTCATGCTCGCCGCGATCATGTTCGGATGCCGTGTCGAGGTCGTTATCGCGGATCGACGCGAAGCGTGAAGCGCCTGACGGCGGAGGTCGAGGGCCTCGATAGCCTGATGAGGAAGCTCGATCAGCTTCCCGAGGCGATCGGCGAGAAAGTCCAGCGGCAGATTCTCATGGATGCGGGCGAGATTATTGCCGAGCTCGCGCGCGACCTCGTACCCGTCGATACCGGCGATCTGCGCGGCAGCATTACGGTCAGCGACACGATCGTCGGCTATGATGGGCAGGGCCTTACCCTGGGGCTTGGCGGCACCGTCACTGTTTACATCGGCCCGCAGCGAAACAGCAAACCGGACGGCTGGTACGGTCACCTGGTCGAATACGGGACCATCAAGATGGCTGCGCAGCCGTTCATGCGCCCCGCCTTCGATTCGACCAAAGGCCAGGTGCAATCGCGCATCCGCAACGATCTCGCCGCGGCCATCGCCAAGGCGGCGAAGGGGTGATCGATGGAAGAAAGCCTGCGAAACCGACTGCTCGCGTACGCTGACCTGTCGGCACTGGTTGCGCGTCGCATCTGGTGGATCGATCGGCCGCAGGGATCAAGCCTACCGGCGCTGACGCTGCAACTCATCTCGCCGAACCGGACATACACGCTGGACGGCCCGTCGGGCTTCTACGGGCCCCGGGTCCAGTTCGACAGTTGGGGAGCCAGCTACGCAGACGCGAAGCTGGTCTCTCGGATCGTGACTGCCGCGGTGGAACTGCCGGCCACGGCAGACGGCATCCGGTTCGATGCCGGGTTCATCGATTCTGAACGGGACATGCCGATCACCGACATTCCCGGCGGGGGCAAGGCCTACCGCGTCAGCCAGGATTTTTTCGTGTGGTGGAAACCTCAAAGCTGAGAGGACGTGAATTATGACTGGTGTTCTGGGGTTGGGTACCGCGCTGTACCTGACCAATGGGGCCGGCGTGCTGACCAAGGTCAACGGCCTGCTCAACGTCAACCGCCCGAACCTGACCGTGGAGACGGTGGATACCACGACGCATGACAGCGCCGATGGCATCCGCGAGTTCATCGCCGCGCTCGCCGACCCCGGCGAACTTTCGGCGACGATCCATTACGAGCCGGGCTCCGCGACCGACGACCTGCTGCTCGAGCATCTCGTCTCGCGCGAGAAGCGGGCGTTCAACATCGTGACGAAGGGCCCCGCCGGCGCGCTCGAGGATAACGAGGGCATGGTGATCCTCACATCCTATGAGCCCGACGACGCGCCGATCGACGGCGTTCGCCAGGCGACCATCACTGGCAAGGTGAGCGGCGCCGTTGAACAGGCGGCGCAGCCCGAGGAGCCCTGATCATGGCGAACAAGATGCGCGGTGAGGCGACGATCAAGGTTGAAGACCGGGAGCTCACCCTCCGGCTCGACTTCAACACGTTCTGCGATATCGAGACCAGCACCGGCCTGGGCATCCAGCAGCTTGGGCCGGCGCTGTCGAAGAACCCCTCCGCGACCCTCCTCCGCGCGCTCGTCTGCGCGTGCCTGCAGCACCATCATCCCGGCACGACCGAGCGGCAGGCTGGCGAGTTGCTGTCGGTCGTCGATCAGGATGAGATCGGGGAGGTGCTCGGCAAGCTGTTCGAAGCAGCGATGCCCGCGCCGGACCCTCAGAACGGCGCGCCGCGGGCGGAGACGCGGCGTGGAGCTGGGAAGCGCTGATCGCGGAATGGTCGGCGGAGGGTTTCGCACCCGATACCTTCTGGAAGCAGACGCCGCGATCCTTCGCCGCGGTGATGAAGGGGCGCCGTTCAGCGAACGAGCGCCTCTACGAAATCGCGGGCTGGATCGTCTGGCATGCTGGCTTGCTCACCGGCATCGGGACCAACGCCCCGAACAAATATCCGAAGCTCGAACGCCTGATGGGGCTGAAACCCAAGCCGGTCGCGAAGCCGCAGAGCGAGGTCGAGTTGAATGCCAACCTGCGCGCATGGGGGGCGCTGTTGAAGCGGGCGGCTAAAACTTCGTCTTGAAGTCGGGAAAGCCGGTGAAGGGGGCTGGGGTGCAGGTGCCCTCGTACTTCATGACAATCAGGCTCCGTCGATAGCCGCTACTGACTAGAACGTGATGCTGGCCAGTTTCTCGATTGATGAAGTTCGATACAGACGCTTCTGTCGTGCCGCTGCCCTTCTTATCTTCCAGCGTAATTTGCGCAGGTTGAACAGACACGATTGGGTGATGCGCTTTGCATTCGCCCTCACACCACTGATTTGTGTTCAGATCTACCCGATACTCATCGCGATAACTCTCAGACTTGGTGCCTTCAAACGACGTGACGGCTAGCGCGCCAGTGCAGATTAGATTGAACGTCATCGCTGCCGCTGCCGCACTCGTGAGCATCTTCGTCCTCCGCAACTGATTCTGCGCGGTTCTACGACCGGCCTCGGCCGACTTCAACGCGCCCGACGGGCGCCGTCAGCGGTCCCCACACAATCGAAGGAACCGAGCCGGTGGCAACAACCGAGATCGGCGGGCTGCGCATCAGCCTCAGCCTGGACAGCTCCAGTTTCCTCGGCGGCCTCGCGCAGGCCCAGCGCTCGCTCGCGGCGTTCGCCGGCCGCGTCGAAGCGCAGTTCGCCCGGTTGAACGATTCGATCAACCGGATCAGCGCCCGGATGACGGTGGCGATCACGCTTCCCGCGGTGCTTTCGGCCCGGATGGCGGTCAACGCGGCGTCCAGCGTCGCGGAGATGCAGAGTGCGTTCGAATATACCTTCGGCAAGATGGCGGACGACGTCGAAGCCTGGGCGGAGCGCACGGGCGATGCGATCGGCCGATCGACCTACGAGCTGCAGCAGGGCGCGCTGGCTTTCCAGCAGATGTTCCGCGTGGCGGCGCCGACGGGAGAGGCGGCAGCGGGCCTGTCGAAGCAGTTCGCGCTGCTGACGCAGGATCTGTCCAGCTTCTACAACGTCACCGGTGACGTGGCGCTGATGAAGCTGCGCTCCGCGCTGCAGGGAGAGAGCGAGCCGATCCGCGATTTCGGCGTGTTCCTCACCGAAGCGGCCGTCGCGCAGGAAGCTGTCAGCATGGGCGCGGCGAAGACGACGAAAAACGTCTCCGAACAGGCGAAGATCCTCGCGCGCGCGAACATCATCCTGCGCGAGACGATCACCGCGCAGGGGGACGCGACCCGCACCGCTGGCAGCTATGAAAACCAGGTGCGCGCGCTGCGCTCGCAATTCGAGGAGTTGTCGGTCAAGATCGGCAAGATCCTGCTGCCCTTCGCCGAGAAGCTGGTCACTGTGCTCACGCGGATGGTGACGTGGGTTTCCAACCTGTCGGAGACGACGCACCGTGTGATCGCGGCCGTGGTTGCATTCGCCGCGGCGCTTGGCCCGCTGCTGGTGGTGATCAAGGGGCTGGTGGTGTTCTTCACCGCGCGGTGGATCATGTCGACATTCGGCGTGTTCGGCTCGATCCTGTCGTATCTGATCGCGCCGCTTCAGACGCTCGCCACCACACTCGGCGGGCTCGCGGTCCGCCTCGTCTCTATCCAGGGCCTGACCCGCATTGCCGCCGTTCTCTTGAAGCGCCTGGCCGGGCCGATCGCTGTCGTGGTATCGACCTTCCTGCTGTTCCGCGACTACATCATCCCTGTTCTCGATCAGCTGTGGCAGACGATGCAGGCGACGCTGGGCCCCCGGCTGCATCAGATCTTCGCGGCGCTGGCGGAGTTGTTCGGGAAGCTGGCGAACGGCCCCGTCGGCACCGCGATCACGTGGCTGATCGGCGCGATCGAGGTGCTTTTCGACGTCGTCGGCACGGTCATGGCACTGTTCGTCAGCGAGACCGGTCAGCAGCTCGTCAAGGCGTTCGAGCTGGTGCTGATCACCATCCGCTATGTGGTGGAGGCGATCAGCGGCCTTGTCGACGTCGTCACGGGCCTGATGACCGGTGATTGGGCGAAGGCGTGGAACGGGGCCGGCGCCGTCGTCGATGCCGTCGCCGGCGGCTGGATCGATTCGCTCGGCGTGTTCTCGAAGGAGGCGGAGGCGTCGCTGCGTTCGGTCTATGGCAGCGCGAAAAAGTGGCTGGTGGACGAGTTCGGCAAGCTGGCCAGCGGCTTCTCGCGGATCGTCGATGCCATCGTCTCCGCCTTCAACAACCAGTTCCCCGAGATCGCGAGCACCGCGCAATGGGTATATGGCGAGGTCGAGAAGTGGCTCGTGAAGGCGTTCGGGCCGCTGGTCGAGTTCGCGAAGTGGGCGGCGAAGGAAATCGGCGACGCCTATGTCGCGCTGAAGAAGCGGATGGGGCTCGGCGGCGATGGCGGCACCGGCCAGTCCGGTGACGCGGCCGGCGCAGCGGCAGGTTCGGCGATCGGCGGATTCCTGGCCGCGAATGCCAAGCCGCGCCCGGCCATCGGTGACGACAAGAAAAAGAAGAAAGGGCGGAGCGGACCTACCGATGAGGACCGCCGCCGCAACTATGACGACGAGTTGAGCCGCATCGAGGATCGGATCCTCGATATGCAGCAGGAGTTGGCGACCAACCTCGAAGACCGCCTGCTCATCGCGCAGAAGCGCGCCGTCAACGATCTGGAGGCCTATGACGCGGAGATCGACGAGAAGGTCAAGCGCAAGGAACTGACACCGAAGGCCGGCGAAGAGCTGAAGCTGCGCAACGCGCTTTTGCGGGAGTTGCAGGCGCAACTGCACGCGCGCGAGTGGGATCGCGAGCTCGACGAAGAGGCGCTGCGCATCAAGCGGGCGATGGTTGACGCTGAGGCCGACCTGCTGCGCTCGCGCCTAGATCTCGCCCGTACGGCCGCCGAGCGACGTGAAATCGAGATGCGGCTGCTGGACGCTCAGCAAAAGCTGCAGCGCGAAGAGCTCGAGCGCCTCAGAGATTCGACCAGCGCGAGCCCGCGAGATCGCCGACTTGCTCAAGAGCGCCTCGATCAACTCGACGAGATCCAGCGCAATCAGCGCGAGCGCACCAGGCGGGACACGGCCGGCCCGCTGGAAAGCTATCTCGACAACATTCCGAGCACGATCGGGGAGATCAACGAACAGCTCGAGGAAATGGCGGTCAACCGGCTGAAGGCGATCGAGGACAGCTTTGCCGGCATCGCGCAGAAGGTGCTCGGCGTGAACGGCGCGCTGGGCGAGACGCTCGGCATGCTTCTGCGGATCGTAGCGCAGCAGGCCATCCTCGCCGCATCGAACGGCAGCGGGGTCGGCGGCTTCCTGAGCGGCGTCGGCAGTGCTCTTGGCGCCGCGTTCGGCGGCGGCGCATCGCCCAGTCCTACCGCTATCGCGCAGTCAAGCGCGGCAACCGCAGGCAATTGGTCTCTTTCGGGCTGGGCGAGCGGCGGTGGCGGCTTGATCAAGGGGTTGTCGGGTCTCGACCGGAATACGCTGTCGATGAATGGTATTCCGCTGGCGCGGGTGAGCCGCGGCGAGATGTTGAGCGTGACCCCGACGAATGACATGGGCCGGCGGCCATCCGTCATGATCAATGCCGACTTCCGCGGCGCCAGCCCCGAGGCGGTGACCGCGATGAGCGCCCGGCTCGACCAGTTCGAGCAGAACCTGCCGGGCATGGTGATCCAGGTCGCCAGCAAGGGCAAGGAAAGGCGCTTCTGGTAATGGCGATCACCTATCCCCGGCCGATGCCCGAGCTTACCGGGATGGCCGGTCGCCTGACGCTGGAACGGGTGGACTATCTCTCGCCCGAGCGCACCGGCGTCATCGGCGGGGTGACGGCGGGCTGGCCGCTGTGGATGATGCGGCTGTCGTTCAACAACATGGCGTTCCGCGACGACGACGAACTGACCGCCTGGCTGGACAGCCTGCGCGGATCGCAGAAGCGGTTCTTCGGCTATGACCAGACGCGGCCCGAGCCGCGCTTCCATGCGGACGGGCGCCCCTACACGAAAACGACGACGACATGGTCGGAGTCGATCGACAGCGGGGGCACCTGCAACCTGACGCTCGGCGGGCTGCTGAGGGGGCAGGTGTTCTCGCCACGGGACTATGTCGGCTTCGAGTGGGGCGACAATCGCCGCGCGCTGGTGCGAAGCATGGAGCCTGGTGTGGTCAACGCCGGCGGGACGGTGACGATCGCTGTGGAGCCTGCGGTGCATGCGGTCGTGCCGCCCACCGCGACGGTGCAGCTCTATCGGCCATCGTGCCTGATGCGGATCCTGACCGACGACACCGAACTGATGGATCAGGGGTTGGCCTTCGTCGGCGCCGGCAGCCGCATCGCGGCCGTGCAGGACATCATCGCATGAAGACGATCGGCGTTTCGGCCGTCGCGGCGATGGCGCGCGGCGAGGCGATCGTCACCGCGGCGGTGTCGTTCTTCAGCGTCGAGCCGATCCATGTGTTCGGCGGCTATGGCGTGTTCGAGATGGGCGGCGACGCCTTCCATGGTCTCGGCGACCGCGCGCTCGCCGAGGTGACGGGCGGCGCGATCGGCGGTTCGGAACAGAATGTCACGCTGACGCTCTCCGGCGTCGATCCGGAAGCGGCCGCGCTGATGGACGCCGAAGAGGTCATGGGCGTGGGCGTCGTGATCTACCGCATGATCTTCGACGGATCGGGCCGCAACCTGCTCGATGTCCGGCCCTACAAGCGTGGCCGCGTCGACGAGATCGTCGCGGAAGAGACGATCGGCGGCACGTCGACCATCACCGTGCAGGTGGAGAGCGCGGCGCGCGGGCTCGGCCGGAACAATGGCCGGATGCGCAGCGATGCGGATCAGCGGCTGATCGACCCGAACGACGGGTTCTTCAAGCACACCGCCTATGCGGGCGAGAAGCAAATCTACTTCGGAGGCAAAATCAGTTCCGCCGTCAGATCGTCTTTCTAAGGGGGCAGGAATGCGCGACCTGGTGGCACTTCGCCATTATCTGGCAGAACGTGAGGCGATGCCCTTCGATTGGGGGCGCCGGCGGAACGACTGCGGAAGCTTCGTGCTGCTCGGCATTGAGGCGCAGACTGGTCGCGACGTGCTGCCGGGCATCAGCTGGGCGACGGCACGCGGGGCGCTGCGTGTGATCCGCAGCCATGGCGGTCTCGACGGGGTCGTCAACAGCGTGCTGACGCCAGTCGCCTCCGCGCGCGCTTTGCGCGGTGACGTGGCGGCAATCCGTGTCGATGGCGAGATCAGCCTGGTGCTGGTGGAGGGCGAGACGCTTGCAGGCCCGGGCGAGAGTGGCATCGTCCGCCTGCCGAGATCGGCGATGGTTCTCGCCTGGAGCATTTGCTGATGGGAAAGGTGGTTCGCGCCATCGCCGGCGCTGCGATCGCCGGCATCGGCGTTATCATTGGCAACCCGCAACTTGCGCTTGCGGGTGGCAACCTGTTCTGGACCAGCGTAGCGGCGATTGCTTTGTCGCCGGGCCAAAAGGCGCCACGCGCACAACCTACCACGGCACAAATTGGTGAGGTTGCGAGATCAGGGATTTTCGGCAAGGCCGCCGTAGCGGGATCGCTGGTCGACGCTTACAATCATGGCGGAAAGTACGGCACTGACTGGACGGTGCTCATTATCGCGCTTGCTGACCATCGGTGCGAGGCGCTCGAGGGATTTTACGTCAACGATCAGTATGTCGCCTTCGCCGGCGATGGTATGGTCGCTGGCTATAAGGAGCAACTGCAGGTCTTTTGGCGACCGGGCACATGGGACCAGGCGGTTCCTTCCTACGTGCTGACGACCGCGCCGGTATTCCCGGCCGGGCACGCGCTGGCGGGACAGCCGACATGGACCGCGAACGACCGCGGGCGCGGCGTTTCCTATGTCGTGGTCGGCTACAAGGCCGACAAGTCCGACGCCAAGGATCCGGTGTGGACGTCGGGCCGCCCGCAGTTCCTGTGGGTGGTGAAGGGCCTGCAGGTCTATTCGGCGCGCGACGATTCGACGGTGGCGGGCGGCAGCGGCGCGCACCGCTGGGATGATCCGGAGACGCGGGAATGGTCCGACAACCTGATCGACTGTCGCTACACCTGGGCCCGCGGCATCTATGCCGGCGACCGGGTGGACGAACCCGACATGCTGCTGCTCGGCCGCGGGCTCACGGCGGTGGAGGCGCCGCCCGAGCATGTCGCCTTCTATGCGAACATCTGCGATGAGCCTGTCGCCCTGAAAGCTGGCGGAACCGAGCCGCGCTATCGTGCCAACGGCCAGTGGTCCGCGGATCAGGAGTTCGTCGACGTCGAGCTGATGTTCGCGTCGGCGTGCGGCGGTGTGCTGATCGAGCGCGAGGGCAGCGTGGAGGTTGAGCCCGGCCACGCCAAGTCGCCGGTATGGTCGATCACCGATGACGATCTCGTCGTCGGCACGCAGGTGACGCGGCGCGACGTGCCGACCCGCACGGACAATGACTGGGTCAACACCGTGGCGGCCCGCTACATCGAGCCTTCGCAGAAATACAAGCTGCACGGGGCGCCGGTGCGCCGCTCCACCGCTGACGTGATCGCCGACAAGGGGCCGCGCGAGGCGACGCCCGCGCTGGATCTGGTGACGTCGGGCACGCAGGCGCAGCGGGTCGCCGAGATGGCGCGCCGGTTGGGCAGGCTGTGGAAGCGCCGGTCGATCGTTCTGCCGCCGCGCTTCGCGGGCGTAGAACATGGCGACTGGCTGCTGTGGAACTCCGCCCGCTACGGCGGCACCATGCTGATGCGGGTGGAGAGCGATCAGCTCGGCCGCGAATGGAGGAACACCCTGTCGCTCCGGCAGGTCTCCGCGGACTTCGCGGACTGGAACGCTGCGCTCGACGAGCTGGACGACAAGAGCGTGGCCGTGAATCCCGATGTGCCGGGCGGCATCGGGGCGCCCGGCGCCGGTGCCTGGTCAGTCGCGCTCGTTGGCAACACCCTGGTGATCACCGGCGCCGCCGATGACGACTATGCCTCATCGATCACATTCGAATTTGCCAGCGGATCGGCGCCGGACCCCGATGTCGATGACGACTGGACGCTGATTTCCACGGGCGGGCAGACCGCGACGCGCGCGGAGCTGGCCGGCGTGGCGGTCGATACCGACTATTATGCCGCGGTCTCCTATGTGGTTGACGGCGAGCGCGGTGACCGGCTCGTGCTGGGGCCGGTGAGCTATGCCTCGGAGGATGTGCCGCCGGGCCCGGTGACCTTCCTGAGCGCCACGCCCGGCGTCGGCGAGGCGGACATCGCGTGGCGCAACCCGACCACCAGCAATTTCGACTATGTGGTCGTCTACTCCGCCACGACGACCGATTTCGAGGACGCCGTCGCCGTCTCCGGCGAACTCCGCGGCGGTCTCGGTGCCGACGGGGCCTTCAATCATGTCGTGGCGGCGGGTGTGCGCTCGTGGTGGGTGCAGCCCTTCTCCGATGACGATGTGCCCGGCGCCATCGCCGGGCCCGTGACGGCCACCGTCACCTGACATCCTCCGCGCCGCCGGGCGCGGCGCTTCACGAACGGAGATTCTATGACCGAGCGCGTCGATCTGGCGGCGTCGAGGAACGTCGACCCGTGGGGTGATACCATCGATTTCATCTACAGCGGCGCGCCGCTGCCGCCGATCACCTCGATCGACATGGAGGTGCGCCTCTATCCCGGCGCGCCCGGCGCCGCGCTGCTGACGCCGACGGTGACCTTCGAGGATCTGGCCGACCCGACCGAGGAAGATCCGCTGCAACGCATCCTGCGCGTCATGCCGTCGGCGCCGCAATCCGCGCTGGAGGGCATGCCGACCGGGCTCAACAAGCCCGATCCGGGCGATGCCGACCTGTTCTCGCACGACATCATCATCACCTATGCCGACACGGTCGAAGAGAAGATCGGCTTCGGTGATTTCCTTCTGCAGCCGGGGGTTACCATCTGATGGCCGACATTCGCAAAGTGCAGTTTCGTGGCCTGCGTGGGCCGGGGCTCACCGACGAAGATCAAATCAATCTCGACGCCAAGGTCGAGGAGGCTGCCGGTTATGCCGATACGGCAGCCGAGCAGCTCGGCCTCGTAAACGCGGCGCGAGCGGATGCCCTCACGGACATCAACACCGCGATCACCGACGCCAACGCCGAGCTGGATGGCAAGGTCACTTCGGCCGACGCGTCTGTCATCGCCGCGGCCGCGCAAGCCGAGGCCGCGCGGCAGGCGGCGGCAGCGATCAAGCCGATCGGTGGAAGTCTGCGCCTCCCCTACGACAACAACAGCCAGTTCCCGCTTCAGGAGAACATCCCCGGGATCTCCAATACGGGGCAGAAGGGCTGGGTCACGCAGGCCTTCGCGTCGCGCACGGCACACCCGCTGCGCTTCAATGTCGACTCCTGTTTCTGCGGCGTGGTCGAGCTCGACGATCGCCTCTATCCCGACGTTGCGATGCGGCTGGGCGGCATGGCGAGCTTGTCGCCCGGCAGCGGGCTTGGCTGGGCGTGGACCTATTACAGCGCCACCTCCGGCAGCAACGATGCGCTTCGCCTGCAGCAGCGCCGCTTTTCCTTCTATCTCAACTCCGGGTCGGGCGCGAACATCACGGTGTGGAGCCGGCAGAAGCCGCGCCACTGGCGCCGCGTCGCTGCCGTCCTGCATCGCAATTCGAACGTGTTCCGCGTGGACCTGTGGAACCTGCAGACCGGCGAGATCCTGACCGGCACCGGCACCGATAACGCGGCGTTCCTCGCCGAGCTCAGCGTGACCAACGCCAATATCAACATCACGCAGGGGGCGACGAGCGGCACATTGCCGACGGCGTTCGGCCTGGGCGCGATACTGATCAACAACGCACTGCAGCCGGCCGCCCAGCCGCTCACCGAATCCGCGTCGATGATGTCGCATGGCTTGACCTTCTATGCGGAGGAGGCGGTCACGAACGCCGACCTGCAGGCGATCTTCGCCGGCGCGCATCCGACCACGGTGATCACCGCCAGCGCGATCAAATGGCTGCGCAAGTTCAGCCTCGATCCCAATTCGGTGAAGAAGGATGCGCTGGTTACCGGCGACACCACGGTCGATAGCGTGCTCAACGGCCGCTATTCGGCGGGCAGCGATCTCATCCCGAAGGGCGCGGGCACGGCGACGATCGATCCAGCGCCGCGGCATCGCTACATCTACGGGGTCAAGCCGGGGCGGAAGTCCTACCCCGTGCCCGTGTCCGGCAAGTGCTGGCCGACGGAAGACAGCACCGTCGAGGTGCGGTGGGTGGATGCGACCGGCAACGTGGTGCGCGACTGGACGCCGGTCGCCACCGTCATGGCGCCCGGCGCATGGCAGGGCGCGACCAACAAGGTGGGCGGCACCGGCGGCGCCACCGGCACGTACGCGCTGGGCATTACGGGTGACGGCACGGGTGCTGCCGGCCGCTTCACCGTCACGAGTGGCTCGCTGAACACGATCCTGGTCGACTCCCCCGGGTCCGGTTACACGACCATGGCGTTCGACTTCTCCGCGGCGTCCGGCCTCACCGGCGCATCGGCGACGCCGGCGCTTTCCCCGGCGGATACCAGCAATTGGGCCGGCATCATCGACACGCCGCTCCACCGGGAGTTCTGTTTCAAGGAAGTCAGGCTGCGCGGGAAGTCGGGCGCGATCGGCGCGTCCTTCATAGACGGCTCACAGAGCGTCGTCGGATACAAATGGCTGCTGGTCGGGCAATCTCAGCTGGCGAACGGCCTGGCCTCGACCGGCCAGAACACCCAATATTCCGGCATCCCCGCCAACCTCACGCGGCTGGCGACGAACTATTACACCGCCAACCTGCCGCAATATACCACGGTCGAGCCGCTCGGCCTGCGGATCGGCGCCGATCAATACAAGGCGTTGGCGATCGAAATGAACCGCTGGGCCGACGCGCCCTTCGAGATCGTGGTCGCGGCACAGGGCGGCACGGGACCGGGCGATCTGCTCGAAAACCATTATGTCGCCCAGACGGCGAGCGGGATGTACGATCAGCTGCTCGACCTGGTGGCGGCTGGCGGATCGGATTATTCCGGCGTGCTCATGGGCTGGCACACCGATCTCACCGATGAAGGTGGGCGGTTCGCTCAAGCGATGCTCGAGGGCTTCTGGCTGGGGCGCGGGCCGATGGCCTATGCCATTCCCGATCACTTCTTCGGGCGCGCTACCTTCTCCGGCACGACCATGACGGTGAACAGCGTGATGCGCGGAACGCTGACCGTCGGCACCACGATCCGCATTCTCTATGAGAATGGCGGCCGGCAGACGCCTCTCGACACGACGATCACGGCGCTCGGCACCGGAAGCGGCGGCACGGGCACCTATACCTTGTCGGCGGCGGTCACGCCCAGCGATCCGACGAATGAGGTTTCGATCATCGGCCTGCATGAACAGCCGGGCGTGGACCCGGTGTTCTCGGGCTATATCACCGGCGGCAGCGCCGCGACGCTGGTGGTGACGTCGATGACGTCCGGCACCCTGCAGGTTGGCGACCGCATCATCGCGACCAGCGGCGGGGCGCAGTCGTCGCCGCTGAGCTTCATCAAGATCTTCGCGACGGGCACCGGCGGCGTGGGAAACTATACCCTCTCTGCCGGTGCAGCGCTTGGATCGTCGGGTTCGCCGGTCACCTTCAAGGCAATCCGAGGCACGTCGAAGCGTATCGCGGCTGTCATGGATGTGGTCGCCAAGGGCACGCCGATTTTCTACATGCCGCCCACCCGCCACAACTCTCCGACCGTGGTAGGCTCCGCGTCCGATTTCGATCTCACCTCCGCACAGCCCTACGTCGAAGGGGTGAAGCAGGGCGGTGTCGGCGCGGCGCGGGACAGCGGCGTGGCCTGGGCAAAGAACCGCGGCTATCCGGTCGGCGTCCACGCGATCGATTACACGCAGCCTGACGCCTACCACCCCGACAACACCGCGAACGGCAAGATCATCGTCGGCCGGGAGCTCGCGATCACCCTCGCGAAGTGTCAGGAGCTTGTGAAAATCGGCCAGCCTGCGGTGCTCGCCGGCACCGGCAAGTTCACGGACGGCACACGCAACAAGTTCCGCTTCCAGGTCGACTGCCCGAACTATGGCCGCCTCCGCTCCGGCGATGGGCTGGGTGTGGTGACGCCATGCGTCGAGCTTTCCCGCGATGCAGGCGTTACGTGGTCGCGCAGCAAGCACACCGCCGCGGTGAACCCGACGTCCGGCGGCACCCTGCCGGGCGATATCGTCGAGGTGACGGTCACCGATGCGCTCTACCGCGTGGCTGGCCTCCGGTACCGCGTGCTTTCGGGTGGGCCGTTCGCATGGGGCGTGGACAACTCGCCCAACACGATCTCCGCGCCGGAGGCGGAAGCCAACGACGCCGCAATCAACAAGATGCTTTATGAGGAGATCGACATCATCACCGGGCGGCCCGGCCTGTGCGTCGCCCCTTCGCAGAGCATCTACACGGTGGCCGACGCATGACCGCCGCCACCACCACCCACACAGAACAGGGGGTCGCAATGGCTTGGGTCGAAGCGGCCTTCGCAAAATACGGATGGATTCTGATCGGCCTCTCGTTCGGCTTCGCGGCGAAATACGCGTTGCTGCTCAAGCGCGGCGTGGTGATCAAGCCGCAGCTGGTGCTCGCCGACGTGCTGCTGCTGCCGCTGGTCGCGCTGATCGCCTACCACATCGCCAACCAGTTCGGCGCGAGCGGCGAGGCGGCGGCGCTGCTGGCGGCCTTCTCCGCTGTCGGCGCCGATCGGCTCGTCAAGCTGCTGACCGAGCAGTTCTTCCGCCGGGTGGAGAACGACATCACCGCCGTCTCGCAGCGCGTGCGCGGCCAGGTGCGGCAGGAGGTGCAGGCCGAGCTCAGCGGGCAGGCCATCATCGATGACACGCTGAGCGGCCGGGCGCCGACCGAATATGCCGCGCTGCGCCCGCGGCCGGATCCCGACGAAACAATGTGAGCACGCCATGCCGAAAGAGGAATCTTTGATGACCCACCTTACAGCGAGCGAGTCGCGTCAAATGAAACGCCGACTGGCGATTGGCTGCGCCTGCGCGATCAGCCTGGTCTGCCTTGGCGGATGGCTCGCCATCGTGCCGACATTGGTCCTCACCGCGTTGGCGACCGGCTTCGGCGAGACCGTCGCGGTTGTCGGGCGGCGCAAGGCTGACGAGGATGAGCTGCGGCGCTGGAAGCTCCGCGCCTGACATGACCCCGGAGCCCGAGCCCGACGAGCGGCCGGCTGATGCCGACGCCGCCGATGAGCCGCGCCCGCCGCTGACCGATCGCGAGCGAATCCTGTGCGGCCTCGCGCCGCTGATGCCCCCTGACGAATGGAGCGTATGACCATGACGACCCCGGCCTATATGGACCCGAAGAAGATCCACTCCCTGACCCTTCACTGCGCCGCAACGCCCGAGGGCCGCGACGTGAAGGCCGCGACCATTTCCCAATGGGATATCGCGAAGTTCGGCCAGGTCAGCTATCACATCGTCGTCGAGCTCGATGGGAGCGCGGTGCGCACGCTGGCCGACGATCGCCGCGGCGCGCACGTCGGCGGCAAGAACACCGGCAACATCGGTATCTGCTACGTCGGCGGTGTCGATGCCCAGAACAAGAAGCCGAAGGACACGCGCACCGAAGCGCAGAAAGCGACGTTGCGCCGCCTCGTCGCCGAATATCGCCAGCGCTACCCCGGCATCGTTGTTCGGGGTCATCGCGACTGGCCGGGCGTTGCCAAGGCCTGCCCCAGCTTCGACGTGGCGAGCGCGCTATGATCGTCGCCTTCCTCATGCGGCTGGGGCTCTCCCAGCGCCTCGCCGGCGTCGCGGTGTGGATCATCGCCGCGGCGCTGCTGCTGCTCGCCGTCTGGTGGCTGCGCACCAGCGCCTACAGCGCGGGCGTCAGCGACACGGACGCCAAATGGAAGGCGGCCAGCGAAGAGGTCGAGAAGCAAGCCGAGGTCGCGACCGCGGTTGCGGACAGCGCCGCCGAGGTCCGCGCCGTCGAACACGTCCAGCAGGTCGAGAAAGAAAAGGAGAAGATCGATGAAGCGGTTCGCGAAGGCAGCAGCCCTCTTGACGTTTTGTTCGGCGGCAACGGCATGTAACGGCCGGCCGGCGTTCCAGCCGATCAAGCCGTCGGCGGAGCGCCTGGTCTGCGAGACGCGCGGCCTGCGGCCGACGATTCCCCCTGAGTACGTCATTGACTGGTCGACGGTGACGACGGTCGAGCAGGCGCGGGCAGAGCACCAGCGCTACGTCGCGTCGATCCGCACGCGCGAGGGCGTGGTCGCTGGCTACGTGCTGAAGGTGGAGGACAAGCTGTTCGTGTGCTCCAACAACACGCAGTGGTTGCGGGAGTTTTTCGGCGCGCTGCCTAATTAGCGAGCGTAGACCGTTTTTTTTTCAAATTCCCGCGTCACGCAGCTTACTCAGAAGCTCGTTGGGGTCCTCGGAAAATACGACAAGGGGAATCATGTCTTCCGCAAGCTTATTTCGACGCTTGCTTTGAGCCTTTTTTATGGCACTTCGCGTTCCCGCTGGTATTGTGCCTAGCATATCTATGTGATGTAATTTGCCGCGGTCGTCCGTGGCATAAACCCCGAACCACTTTTGATCATCTTCTATGTACGCTCGGAGGGTTTCGACGCTCACAACGATGGCTCCAACTAGAACCCTAGTCTCGACTTCCGTTGACGTGAGATCGTCAATTGTCTGCAGGATTTCGGCGTCTGAAGCGCCTTGCCGTATCATGCTAAGGCCCATCGAATAAATATGCGTCAGCTTACCGGCAAGGATCGTGGAGGTTTCTTCATTGTAGCTGTCAGGAGACGTTAAGATGCGGGCCATGAGTTCGCCTGACTGAACTCCGGGGCCTCCGACTTCAGTTAAGGAATAAGGCTCACACGCACATTGAGGGAAGGCGGCGTCAAGTGCGACCGCCCTCTCATAGTCGGCTGCGTGGTTGAACGTATCCCTGCAGGCCTCGGCCGACATTAAGCACCATAGGTGCTAATATAGTCGACCAATGCCGGCGGAAGCTCCAGACCGTCAAACGCGACATCCTCATCACTTGGAGCATCATCGTCCGAAAAGAAATAGTCAAACTTTCCGGATTCAGTCATGATAACTTCGCCGCTACATGGCTTGGCGTAGACAAACATCGGGTGGCCCTCCGCCGTCAGTGTCACCTGAGGGGCGCGATAGACGGAAAGAAGGCTAAACAAACGAACGGCACCATCAACGGTCGCCGGATCCGGTGCTCTCGATCCCTCGGAGTCCCAATTGTCCGGCCAGTCCCGAAAGGCGCGCAGGCGCTCTATCCCAGCAAGCGCAGGCGAATCCACCAATGTATAATCTGTAGGAACGCGATTGCTCGTCGACGCGCCGCGAACTCTTTCACGCCTGGAGTCGCTGAGAAGAATCCTGTTGCTTCTCGTTTGAACCTCGGGCTGCCACGGCAGATCCGTGTACCAGACGTATGCAGAGGGGATATAGCTCTGGGTGATGGGTGCGTATGCGTCCATTTTTTTTAACTCCCCAGCGATATCATGTCGGTCGCCTCGCGTGTCAAGACCTCTGCCAAGCGCTTCTTAAGTGTCAGGTGCGTCTGATCTAGGCTCGAAAGTATGGATTCGGCCTGAGAAAGCTCAGCGGCGCGATCTGAATTGAAGTCGGTCACTTGCTCGGCTTCGAAAGTTCTAATCGTGATAGTTCGCCGTATACCCACCGGACCGTTTGCATCTGCTACACCGATGTCCAGGTTAACGAGATTGCGCGTGACGGCCGATATTTTCTCGAACCATCCGGAATGCGAATGCCAAGGCTCCCGTCGATGAAATGCTTTTGAGCCGAAGCAGTTGGATTTTCTATCGATTATCAAGCCGCAGTCTTGAGGCTCGGGCAAAGTGGCATAGAAAAAATCTGTATATTCAAGACCAATTTGACTGGTCTGAACAGCGGACGAAATGATCGGCATAGATGTCGAGAGAAATTGCGAAAATTGCTCCCTGAATGCTACCCAGCGAGTGTATGACGTCGTTTCGAGCCTCAGCGCGTCGTTGGCGACCGCCAGTGCTTGCACCACCGTAGTGCCTTGTAGGTCCTGAAAGACGACGCCTGATTCTGCCTCAGCGGTTTTCCGCGGCGCTAGGCCAGGCTGCACCTCAACTGCGATGTGGTGCATCGGCTCCTCGCGCACGAGCCCAACCCTGCGCGCCGGTCCTCGCAATGCGTCGATCGTTTTGCGAAGGGTAAGCGACGTCATCGGTTCGGAGAAGGTTACGAACGCAACAGCTTTCTGAATCGCGTGCGCGGGGTGAATAGGTGCCCAAAACGTGCGCGCTGCTCCACCCGGCGGCAGCTGGCCACCGGCGTGATAGTTTCCAAATCGATTCGCCATCACAGAACAGCGCTGCTCTGGCGAAAAGGTTGCGCCTTCATTCGTTCGTTCCTTGACCTCACGGGGAAATGGCACTTCTGTCGCAAGCTTGCAAGCAAGGCCGGTGGTGCAGCCGCATCTCTCCGAGGCTAGCGGCTACCGAACCCGTTTTCACTGAGCGACCAAACTGCGCAGGTTTTGCGCTTACACACGCAATTCGTGCGCTTCAGACCTCGGGCGCATCCCTGATCGCCCGCACCTTCATCGCGATGGCGCGCCACGTCGCAACGCCGTCCGCGTCGTCGAGCAAGGCCAGCAGCCCCATCCTCTCAGCGATGAACTGGTCGCAGTCGCAGCGCTGAACCATCCGGCTCGCTACCGCCAGGATCTCCCATTCGGTGAGAGGCGTCGGGGGTAGCGGGTCACACGGATCGAGCATCCAGTTCCTTGCGCTTTTCTGCTCGATTGGCATCGTGATCGGCAATTTCGCGATCCGTGGGCAGTCGCCATCCGTCCGTGTCTCGGATCAGACGGGCGCCACAGCGAACGCAGCCAGTCCAATAATCTTGGCCATCATGGCGAGCGCCGCCTCGGTCGACCTTGTGCCCAAAAAGCTTACATCTCAATGCCATGCCGTGATCCCCAGCTCGACCGAACCGCCTTCGTAGAGGAAAGGGGGATGGTGTCACGTTCAAGTTGCGCAATCAGGAGTGCGGGTAGGCGGCGCCTCTCATACGCCGCCATCCCCTAACCTTCGCCGTCGTCGACCCGGCGGGGCTTCAAGAAATTTACATTCTTTGCGCTGAGGCGCCAGATGATTCGAGCGCCTCAGCCAAGGGCCGCCCAAAATAGCGCTGCAGCGCGGCCAGCTCGTCGGCCGGCAGCCGATGCAGCGTGCCGCGGCGCGCCCGATCGGCGAGGTATCCGGCGGACCGCCTCAGCATGCGCGAGAGGTCAGCATAGGTTTCGCCTTCCGCCTCGATCAGATCGGCGAGCGGAACCCGCGCGATCAGTGCAGGCCTGCGGGCTCGTCCCCCAATTTCTCGAGATGCATCAGGCAGTCGGCGATCGATATCCATAGCGCGACGTTCTCGTGCTGCCCGGCCTCCGAAGCCGCCTTGGCCATCGCAACGACGTGACTCGCTGTCTGTTCGCCGTTCAGTTCGAGAAGCCCGGCGGCCATCTGCCAGATTTCCTCGCGGGAATAGCCGCTCCGCGCGACCATGTAGGGGTGCAACCCGTCCATCCAGATCCTCGTACATCATCAGTAGCAGAGCCATTCGATCTCGGCCGCGTCGAGCGCCTCGAACATGTCGGCCTCTGCGCCGACCTCGGATAGCCGATGGCGCACCGCCTCGGGGTCCCCTGCCTTCGGGAACGACCGGTCTGCCTTCGCCGCCTTGCCCAGCCCGCCGATCCAATCGTCACGCTTTTCCTGCCGCAGCAGCCAGGTACCGAATGGGGTTGAGGGCATTGGCTTGGCCGGCGTGTTCGCTGGCGGCGCTGCCGCGGTGTCGGGCGACAGGATTTCTCCGGTCTCCGGATCGAAGGGCACGGCTTCAACAAGGCCTGACGGGATGCCGTAGACCAGCATCTGTAACTGTTCGCGGCGGACTGCCGCTTGGGCGTTGCTCACGATGTTTTCCTTGACCGACTCGGGAACGATGAAGGCATTATGTTCCTAATATGTTCCACAGTCGAGTCCGGCCGAACGTGGCCTCCAGCTTCCTGCTTCCCGTGGTCGGGGAGCGCTTCGATAATGCCGACGGCAGCAGCCGGCAGGAGGAGATCCGCCGCTGCCGACCGGGCGAGGCGGTGTGGCTTGAGCGTGAGCCATCGAACCGCTTCGACCCATCCGCCGTGGCGGTGTTCTCCGATCGCGGTTTCCAGCTCGGCTATATCGGGGCCGACCGCTGCGGCTGGATCGGGTCGAAAATCGACCGGGGCTTCAACGTCGATGCGGTGGTTGAGGGCATTTCTGGCGATGTCAGCGGCGCCCTGCCCTGCCGCTTGACCATAAGGCTTCGGCTGACGATCACGGACACAACCGATGCCCCGATGGGGTAA